CTGTACTGGAGACAAGACATCGGGAGCCCGAGCAGTAACAACGGCAGGTCCGCCTCCAACCTGAGTCTCTTCTTCACTGAATAGACCGCGCTCTACAGCCATCTCTGGATTGGCGAAAGCGTATGTCTCCCGAGTGATGACCCCATTCATCAACATTGCATCCATTAGCTCTGGGCTGGACCCGATTCGATCAATGGCCGTATTAGAGAGGTCCGTTGGCTCCAGAGGCCGACCTGAAGAGGTAGACAAAGACTCAATCTGCCCCAGAAAGTCTCCAGCCTGTTGAGTCGTTTGGTAGAAAGCGAGCAAGGGCTCCATCGCGACAGTGGCCAATCCTGCGGCTGCACCACCGAAGATCTTGGGTGCAGCCCGGGCGGCGATCTTGGAAAAGCTTTTCGCTGCTGTTTTCGATGCTGCGGCTTGGGCACCCTTCTGAACAGAAGTTCGGCTTGCTGCTCCCGCCGCGCCCTTCGCACCTTGGAGTTCAGCACTGGCTGTACGCAATCCCTTCTTTGCGGCCCCAATACTGCCCTTGGGAGGGGGCTCCGCTCCCGCCCGAACCTGAACCGCTGGTTGGCTTGCTGCCTTTCGGGCGGCTTGAGAAGCACGACCGACATCACCACCAGCCGCCTTGGCCCCGGCAGTAGCTTTATGGGCAGCGACAACATCAGCACCAGCCTTACCACTGATGGAACGTTTCGCTGATTCCGCTGCTGCCTTGCTGGCCTTGTAGGGCTCATCTGCCAATCCAGCAGCCAGTCCACCCGCTGCGGCTGCGGGGGCAGCCCGAGCCATAAAGCCAGGTGCCTCTGCGCCTTCGGGATCTGCGTCGGCCATTTCAGATGCGCGCTCAGTTGTACTTACCAACTGCTGTGCTGCGCCCAACTGACGATTCCTCATATCCGCATAGGACAGATCTTCAGGGGATGAGCCTTGAGGGTTCTGCTGAGTCCGCCGATATCGAGCATCTTGGCTCAAGTCACGGCGCAAGCTGGTCATCATGGCTCCAGCAAGAGCACTCAAGCGTGCCAGTTCTTGGAAGTTTCCGGCCTCGAAAGCCTCATCGATCTTCCGGCGAACCTCACTAATATCCGTAGTCTCGGTGGGGCGTACTGCTGGCCCGACTGCGGGGCGTCCGGCGGAGGGCTCTGATGGGCGTGGCATTTGACTACCTATGATTTGGGAGCGGGATTACCTGGGCCACCGGCCGCAGTCGGAAAGACTACGCGAGGTCCAGTTGAGGCAATAGCGCCTCCGGTTGTAGTTGTATCACGAATCTCTCTTCCCTTTAACTGAGGGAGGTCTGCGCTGGCTTCCCCCCCGCTCCCCCCCGTTGGCCCAGGTGCGCCGGGAACTCCACCCATAGCCGCAGCCTGTTCCTGCTCAACCTGGACCTTCTCTTCCATAGAGATGAGGAGGTCTGGATCAAGATTGAGAAGTTCAACGATGGTGAGGACAAGACGGCGCTTATCGACATCGGGAGAAGCTGAGAGGAGATCCAGCACCTGAGAGAGATTCTTCAACTGAATCGTTCTGCTGTTCTCAGTGGGAGAATACGGGACCACATCGTAATCGTAGTCGAGTGGGTCTTCGAGGAGTGAGCCATCCTTCACAGATCCTGGATCGCGCGCGCCAAAAGACTTCCGAGTCACAGAAATAGATTCCTGACGACCTGTGAGACGGATCGGTAGAAGGCTTTTCGCATCCAAGAACTCTTCATACAGGCCCACAGTGATGTGGGACATCCATTCGATGATGTCTTGGATTGCCTGGAGGCGACGACCATTCCGTGTACGGACAGCCGTTTCGGCCAAAGCAACCTCAGTAGCAACATCAGCGACGCCGACAACACCCCGTTGGAACTGAGGAAGCCCAAGGGTGAACTCGATTGTCTGTGTGATGCGCTCTCGCATCGTCTTGAAGCTGGGCGAAAGCTGTGTCGTCGGCGTATTGGCGATGATGTCACCCACACCGATGCCGGGCTTGGCATGGATAGCGACAGCATCTCCTGGGCTGGTCGCCTCCAGCAGATCCTTGATGAAGGCTCCTGGATTATCAACGAGCCCTGCCTGGAACAGTGTCACCGGGATGGATGCCTGGGCATGACGCAACTCCAAGGTGTCCAACTCATTGAGCATTTGCTGCTGCCGGTCGATCAACTGGACATCAGAGATGCCTTCAAGACTCTGCATATTGTCATTGAAGGTGAGGAGTTGGTATGGGTTCCGCACAAAGCGATACGGAAGCTTGCCTGAGAACAGGGGCTTCTCCATATCGGCCAAGAAGTGATGGTACTTCCGCCCAGCAAAGTCATACACCTCATAGACCGTGACCCAATCGAATGCTTCAGAACTGATGTCCCGGCTCTTCTTCAGTGCGGGCTTCAGCCAAGATGGGTAGCTCCCGAACATCGCCTTCTCAACGATGGCCGGATCGTATCGCTTCTTGCCTCTGGGCTTGTTGGGATCCCTGGGCATCTTTGCCCGACGCTGAAACTCTTCCCGAGTAAGTGTAGTAACTTCAATCACATAGCGGACATCCTCCCAGCGCTCGGCTGAGAGATCGAAGAAGATGAAGCGGGGATCGATGATTCTGAACTCAACCCGGTTCCGGGCGAAGCGCCATACACCTTTGACCACTGCGCGCCCATATACAGAGGCATAAGTCGCGAGCCGCCACAGCAACTTGGAAGTGCGGTTTCGCTTCAGCGTGTCATTGACCAGTGCCTCACGATACTTGGCGAACTCTTTCTTGCTCCGGTTTCGCTCAACTACTGAGATTTGAGGATTCGGGGGGACAATCGAACTGACCATCGAATCCACATAGGAATACGGATAGTTCGTTTCCATTGCCACATCGGAATCATCGGAGACTTCCCGGATGTCTTTGTTCTCACCCCAATACTCAGATCGGTAGTAACGAAGATACCGGTCCCACTTTTGCCTTTCGGCTGTGGAACGTGTTTTGTGGACATTGATCAAGTCCCGAATCTGTGTGCCTTTGAGTGCCATCTATTTTTCCTCACCCTCTTGGGCTTTTTCTCGTGCAGCTATCGCTGCCGCTCCACCCACACCCATTGAGATTCTGGGGTCAGTTGGGTCAAATGTACCTCTATTGCCTATTGATGATTTGATTCCAGTCGGATCGAAGACAACATAGCTATCTGATATCTCTCCAATATCCTTTATATTTTTAATGATAATGCCATCGAACTCTTTGGCTCCCGCTCGACGTGCGACATCCATTCTTCGCAGGATGAGTTCATCCAACTCTGTTGACCATTCTGCTCCCTTCACGTCGATAGTATAGGGATTTTCCATCTTTAGGTACACGGGAAGGACTGACTCAGTCCCCAGATTCTGGAAGTAATGGGATTTCCCCTTATTAGAAACAAAATCCGCAATAACGGTCTCGTCTGCTTTCGCCTCTCCGATCTCTTCTACAAGATCAAAATAGGCCTGAGTCGGCGTAACTTGGTCTTGCATGTACTTTGCAGCCTCATCAGCCTTGTTCGTAAAGAACATCCCTCCCGGAATCGAAGTAGCTCCGGTATTCTTCCCCAGTCCCCTTGGATCAAAACGATCAAACTGTTGTCCCGTACCATGGTAAACCACCAAGGGCTTACCAGCCTCATCAACCACTCCTGAAGAACCGAACCATCGTTTGAAGTAGGGAGAATCGGTGCCCTTCTCTACCCACTGCTTTGCGGCATCAGCAACTTGATCTGCGGTTTTAGCTCCAGCAGAAGCAATATCAGATACGCCTTTTACTGCACCCTTCAAAACGCCAGCAGTCATCGGAAGGCCGACAGCCGCAGCAGAGATCGCTGCACCTGGGTAATCACCTTTTGCCAAATCCATTCCAGCAATCGTGGTGTCGGCTATGGCTTGTCCGATTTGGCCAATCGGAGACATTGAGGCAATATCGAGGCCCAAGCGGGCAAAATCCTCACCCGTCTCCAACTCATCAAACAAGGGAGCATCAGCGGCTTTCTCTCTCCCAAATGCTGGAACTGGAGAGGAAATCTCTGTAGGCTGCGCACTTCGAAGTGCACTTGTGACTGCGGCTTGACGTGCCACCTTATGGGCTGGATCTTCAGCCATTCCGGTCTCCAGTCTTTTGAGCAGCTTCTTCCAGGCTTGCACTTTCAAGGGCTTCAGCCGGAATGGAAAACTGAAGAACTCCAGCTTCATCCTTCTGCTGAGTAATGGGAATCCCTGCTCCTACAAGCCGAGCATAGACAGAGAGAGCTTCTGGAGTTGGGTTCACATCACTCCTGAAGCCCAAGCCATTGTCCTGAGCATACTGAAGCGCCTGTATATATAGCTGTGTTCCGATTCCCATTCCGCGCATCTGTTCTGGAATCTCCACAGACTTGATGTGAAGATCCTTCTCATCCTCAGAAAAGGTCAGGCCCATTGGATGTTCAGTGTCACCCATTGCTTGGCGCATCTGTTCAGAGGTAATGGTAGAGAGTTCCCCATCGCTTTCGACTTTCCAATCAGACTGCGGCGGCGCGTGCTTCGCCATCGCATGGCATACCGCCGAGTGTCGAGCTTGAGCGTGGGGAGGTTCTGTCATTGTCCTGATTTAGCCTTCGCCCCCAACTTAGCAGCAGCAATCTTGCCCCTTGCCTCCCAAGCTTTTTGGGCGGCTTCGGTCCGAGCCGCTGACATACCCTTCTCCCCCTTCTTCTTCTTCTTGCCAGGATCTTCACCGATGAGGGGGGGAAAGTCGCCGGGGGCTGTCACTTTGGGTTTGCCATTAGCCATGAGGAACTCCTATTTCCACTTTGGACCTTTTCTGTACCACGTTCCACCGGGTCGTTGCAATCGGTTACGACGCGATTTCTCCTGACTAACGGATGTTTGATACGCATTCCAGCT